ACCGAATTTTCACCATTACCATTCCGCCATTTCGTTGGTCGCCTGTCCCGCTGGTGTTGCCTTCGATCGTCAAGCATGTTTTTGTGTCAATTAGTCCGACAACAATTCCAATGTGTGAAATTCTGTCAACGCCGTCATGCGGAAAGTCCATGAATGCCAGGTAACCCAATTGCGGCATGCCTGACCAACGTTGAATTTCTTTGAACTTATGTGCGCCAACGGCAGTGCCTACGACTGAATGAATCTTGACACCTGCCTGGGCTGCACACCAATTGACAAAACTGCCACACCAGGGCAAACCGTCGGCTTTTGTAAATTTGCCGTATTTTGTCAAGTTGTCGCCTTCTTCGATTGTGCCAATTTCAGCTGCTGCGACTTCGATTAACCGTGCGTTTGTTCCGTTAGGGTAATTCGGCATAATGTTCCTCATTCTCGCAAATCCATTTTGCGGTTGATTCGTCCAAAATTGCTTCGTCATGACATTGTGGTGCAATAAACGCGTCAAGCGTTTCGTTGTATGTGTAACCAATGCCCGCATAATTTTTGCGAATGGTTGCGTTGTAGGAAGTTTTTACCCACGTCCCGCCCAAATTATCTTTCAGCCATTGCAAACCTTCGTCGCCTGCTGGGTCGTTGTTGTCCCCAACTAAAACACGAATAACAATGTTGTTGTCGTCTATTTCTGCCCAATGACTCATGCTGAATACCTTACGATAACAATTCCCGAACCGCCGCCGCCGAATGATGACCCTGAACCTGTTACCGCCCCGCCGCTGCCTGTGTTTGTCAAACCGTTTGTGTTTCCTGAAGTATTTGTTCCACCGCCGCCGTTTGATCGTGCGCCGCTATAAAGAGAACCGCCACCGCCGCCTGCGTAGTAATAAGTTCCTGAAACTAAATGACCCGTTGAAGTTGCTGCGCCCCATGATGAATACGCAGAACTTCCCGCGCCACCTGCGCCGCTGCTACCACCCGAACCAACCGCAGCTGAACCGCCACCGCCGCCGCCTTGATAAACCGTTGGACCAGCACCTGCGCCACCTGCAAAACCTTGTCCTGAAGTTCCTGCACCACCGCTACCAGCACCGCCAGTGTCACCACCTGCGCCGCCGCCACCTGAACCGCCTGAATTACCTGAACGCGCCGTGCCTGAATCGTAACCAGCACCCGCACCACCAGCAATTGCAATGTTTCCATTGATTGATGAATTGTTGCCGTTTGTACCGTATGCACCGGGATTTTGGAATCCAACACTGGTTGAACCAGCACCACCAGCACCAATGACAACTGAATAATTTGCTGGGCTTAATGATGTTGAAGAAACACCAAGCAAACCACCAGCACCGCCACCGCCGCCGTTGCTTGAACCGCCGCCTGCGCCGCCTGCAATGACAAGAATGTCACACGACAATGCGCCGCCTGCAACGCCTAATGTGCCATTACCAGTGAAAACGCGATAATTGTATGCGCCTGAAGTGTAAAGCGTGCCACCTGTAACGGTCACGCCTTTGACGCTTGAAGCGACAACGCCAGGAATAATCACGCCAAATCGCCCACAATTGTGAATTGATTTGAAGCCGTGCAAACAATGGTGCAGGCTGAATACTGCGCACGCAATTTTGGTGCTGAAGCCGTTGCACCTGTTGAAGTAATTGTGACGCCTGCGCCTTGCGCAAATGTGACCTGACCCGCACCAGTTTGCTGAACATTTATTGTGTTACCAGCGACAAAAACTGAAGGCGGAATTGTAACTGTGACGGCTGAACCATTTGAAGACGTGACCCATTTGGCAAGGTCGCCAGCAACCAATGTGTAACTCGTTCCCGATTGCGGATTGAATAACAATTTTGTCGTGTATTGCGCCAGCGTCGAATCTACTGCGTCGCCAAAAACCGCAAAATCCGCGGGCAGATCGGTAACCAGGTCAGTGTTCGTCGGCATTTGAAAACTAAAATTCGTGGTTGGGTTTGGCACGGCTTCTCCTTTGTTAAGCCACTATTGTGGCATTTGTCCAGTCTAATGTCGGCGACACGCTTGCCCATGTTTCAGTCACTGGAACGTCATTCCAACGCATTGCCTGCAACGAATAAGCCAATGGCGACAATAGCAATGTAACGCTTAGGCGGTTGTAAGACGCTTGAAACGACCAGCCTTCGACGAAGCCCTGGAATGTACCCGAAGACATGTTCAACGGCAGGTTGTTCAACGAAATGGCTTCACCCATGAAAATGTTGATCAACGCGTCACGGTCAGCATTATCAATTTCAGGGTTTGTCAGGTCAAACGAAATTTCGCTAAAGATTGGTTGTGGATTGGCACGCAATGACAAATAGAAATTTGCCTGCGAAGTCGCGTCAGCTGACTTTTCAAGTGTTGTGGTAATAATCTGACCAAGCGAACCATAAAGCGCAATTGACGCGGTATTGCTGGCAGATACTTCGGCACTGCTGGTCGAACCGTATTTGATCGTCAAATTGTTTCGAACGTCGCCAACACGGGTTTGGATTCTAAGCCCTGCTGCACGGGCGTGGTTCGCGTCAAGATCGACGTAACCGTTTGCAGCAAGGTAATTGGTTCGGTGCGTTGAATCCGCGTAACCAATACGACCCTGGGCGTCTTCGTAAATGTATCCCAAACCTGACGTTGCCAACGCCGAAACCAATGAATAAACGTCGGTGCGCTCTGACGAACGTGACGCCAATTCATAATTGCCAGGGCGGTCAATGTCGCCCAAACCTGTGTTTTGTGCATTTGCCCATGTTGTTGTTGGGTTGTAAGCCGCCCAGGTTAAACCACCTGGTACTTCAGCCCATGACCCAAACAACACCTGCTGCAAAATGTCATAGATTTGATCACCGTCGAAATCTTTCGACAAAACGCCGTCAGTCAATGCTTTTGGCAAACGTGCCAATGCGCCCAATGCCGTGATCGAATAAGTCTGCGTGAACATTGTTGAACCAACGTCGCGCACTTCAAGCCCAATGTCAACAACGTTGCCGCCGAAGATTGGGACAAATGTTCCTGAAGTGTCTTTAATTGAAACGCCGATTGCCGAATTGATAACCACCGGGATTGCAGTTTGATTTACGTCTAACAATTGAAGGTTGACATAACCTGCCTGCGCTTGTTCATAAATGTTTGTTCGCCCGCTGCGAACGGTTAGGTTTGCCAAAACCGCGTCGGTGTATTCGACGCCGTCAATTTCAACCAACCAAATTGGCGACCATTGCGTCATGCGATTTGCAGGTTAGTTGCGCCACCTGTGCCGCGATAGAAGGAATCATTCAATGTTTCGACAATTGTTCGGGCAGTGCCTTCGCGGTCAAATGCACCAGTTACGGTCAGGTTAATCGTTGTACCCATGCCCGCATTTTCTGCCATGCGGAATGAACCAGGATTGAAGTTGCCTGAAACAATGTTGTTAGCAGCTGAAGCCGCTGAAGCAACTACGCCAGCAATGCCACCCCCGCTAGTTGTTCCGCCGCCACCCGTGCCAGCACCACCACCACCACCAGTTGAAATCGTGGTGGTTGGTATTGTAGAAACCTGACCCGTGGACATTGAAAAATTGCCCAATGCGCCCGTCGCGGTCGAACCTGATGAAGCACCGATTTTTTGAATTGCTGGAATGTCTTTACCTGTTTGAATTAAGTTGTAACCCTTGATTATTAAATTGATTCCGTCAATAGCAGTGTTCAACAATGGCTTAATCGCAGCCAAAACCTTTGAAATGATCGTGATGACTACTTCAGCAATGTTTCCAATTGCAGTGATCTGTGCCCCAATAACTTTGCCCAGTATCGGCGCGACAAATTTGACCACTTCGAAAAATGCTGAAAATTCGTCCTTGCTATTAAGCACGGCGGTTTTCACGCTATCAAATGCAGACTTCACCCCTTCAATGATTGGTGTAAATGTCTTTTTCAATGTTGTGCCAACGTCAGTAATAATCTTGCCAAACCCGTCGCCTTCGGTCAGGCTGAACGCCGCTGAAAATGCCTGGATTGCGGGCAACGCGTTTTCATTGATGAACTTCAATAGTTTGTCCAGGATTGGCAATAACGCCGTTCCCAGGGTTTCTTTTGCTTCGTCAAATGCGACCTGAACGCGTGCAATTTGTCCCGCGTATGTGTCAGCGTTACGCGCGGCAGCCCCACCAAACAATTCAGTCAAACGACCTTGAACCTGTTCGAATGACATTGTTTTCAATTCGGCAGTCGATAAGCCAACGCCCAATTTACCCAGGGCAGCGGTGTTGCCGTCGTACGCCTTAGCCAGTGAATTTGCGATTGCTTCGACTGGCTTGCCTGTTGCTGCGCTGATGTCTAGCGCGGTTGAAAGTAAGTCTTGCGCCTTTGTGATGTCGCCCGTCGATCTAACCAGGCGACCAAGTGCTGGTCGCAATTCGTCGTCAGCAACACCAGTCGCCAATGACATTTGAAGAATCGAATCTTCAGTTGCTTTGATCTGCGCCTGGGTTGCACCCGTGGCATTTTCCAACGCCAACGCCAATTGTGTTTGTGCCTTTTCGTCAGCAATTGCAGCCTTTACGCCTTCGATACCAATTGCGATTGCGGCAGCACCAGCAGCGGCAGCAGCTGCGGCGAATGCTTTACCGATTGCAACGCCTGCCTTGCCAACCTTGTCGCCAAACGTGTCAACGTCGCCTGACGCGGTTTTCAGCGATTTGTTCAGGTTGTCGACGTCACCAAGTATCGAAAGTTTAAGGGTACGACTGCCAGCCATTAGTCAAACTCCTTCACAACTTTGACGAATGCGTTTTCCCAACGCTTGACGATCTCAGGCTGGATTCTGCGCAATGTCGGATAGATAAACCAGCCGCGTGAACCGCGACCTTCACGACCTGACCACACTGGAAATTGCTTTTTCTTATTCGAACCGAATTCGTTGCCTGCCCATAACTGTTGCGTTGTGCCGCCGCCTGAAAACTTTTGCTGCGCGAAACCGTATGAAATTTCACCAATTTTTGATGACTTTGAAACCTTTGCACCAGTGGCAATTCTGACTTTCGCGGCTTGATTTGTGCCGCTGGTTGACGCAGCGTCGATCACGCTTGAACGGACATAGTCCGCCAATTCACTGCTGATGACTTTTGCCTGTTTGGTTGCTTCTTCGTCCATTGCTTTGAATGAACGGGTTATGGCGCGCAATTCGGCTTTGTCATAACTGATTGCTTCAGTTGCCATTTGCCCGCCTTTCTAAAATTTCAAGTATCGTCAAAATGTCTTCGGCACTTTCAAACTCATTTGGGGATAGCCCCGTTGCCAGGGCTATCTCCCACACGATTCGACTTAGGCTTCCGACTGGGTGGCTTTTGGGTTTGCTTCACCGACGATCACTTCGGAAATGGTTTCCGTCCATGCTTCGATTGGCTTGACTGGCTTCCCAGCGGCTTCGCGCTTCATGGCGTGATAGGCGAGAAATACTAAATCAGAAATTCCGATTTTTTCCTGCGCCTGGGCAATGGTGTGACCCGATTGCTTCTCCCATTTCACCCACTCAGGCGGTGCCGCCGTGTAGGTGATTTGGTCGCCGTTGTTGTATTCAATTGTTATTGGTAACTTCATTTTTTCTCCCGATTGTTAATTCCTAGCTGAAGTTTTCAGTAGGTGTTCCCACGACTATGAATGATAGGTCAACGGTCTGCGCGTCAGGTGCTGACCCGCCGACT